CATGTTGTCTTTACGACCTGCGCCAAGACCTGCACCATAGTCAGGACCTGAACTTGGAATTTCTGCTTCGTCAGTCTTTTCGTGTTTAGCACGAATCTGTGCCATCTTTTCTTTGCTTGCGCCCTCACGGCCTGCTTTTTGTAACGCAGCCATGCCTTCTTTGCCATACTTCTTTTTGCCAAGATAGGCTTGAAGTCCGCTTTCTTCTACGTCTGCTTCTAGCATTGCTGATTCAGGATTATCTTCTGCTGCTTCTTTCATTTTATCTTTCAACTTCCAAGCAGTTGCATATAATACTTCTTCCCAACGATCGCCGTATTTCTTTTTGAATCCAGCCTTGCGATCTTTGATCCACTTCTCCATTCCTGGAGGTGCTTTTTCATCAATTATTTCTTCTTTGATGTCCTTACCTGCAAGACTCATTTCGCCTTTGCCTATAGCTGACTTGATATTAGCTGCCAATGCAGGGTTAGTGACTGTTCCTAATGTCTTTGTGCCTTGCTTGATGACTTGTGTATTTTGTTTTGCAGGTTCAATAGTAAGTTGTTCTGCTTCAGAAAGCATATTCTTATCTACAATATCAAACCAGTCTTTCAATGACTTCTTTTTGTTTTTCTTGTCATCGTATTCGATATCTTTGGTAACTTTCTTACCTGCCTTTTCAGCCTTCTCATCGTCCTTGCCCTTATGACCTTCATCATATTCGATGTCTTTGGCAACTTTCTTACCGGCTTTTTCAGCTTTATGATCTTTTTTAGCAGTTGACTCTGCTTCGTTTACAAATTGTAAAAAATCTTTGAATTCCATGATTATTCCTCTTACGCCGTTGCGCCTGTCTTAGGCTTTGCTGGGCGCTTGATATTGGTCATTGGGCTCTTGCCACCGCCTTTCTTATCATCCAAATATGGTTTGAACGGATCGAATGCATCTGGGGTACGCTTTGCATCATAAGGAATGTCCTTACCTTGGAAGCCTTCTTTTGCTTGATCTTTGATGCTGTCAAGATATGAATTACCATAATCCTTGCTTGCCTTCTTAGCTGCACTACCTGCATCTTCCATCTCATTATGTGTCAATACTGGGCTGTGTTCCATTTGGTTAGCATATTGATCAACTTCACTATTGATGCTGTCATCATACTTGCTGTCTACTAGACGCACATAATTGACATTATATCCTAGCAATTGTGCTAGTTGCTGAACCATTGGCTCAGTGCATGGGTAACGGAACTTGCACTTCAATACAGTGACAGGTTCGTTATGCACGTTGGGAAAACCATATGGGTCTTTTTGAATAGGAAGACTTTTAGGAGTGATAGGACCTGCTGGGTCAAACTTCTTTAGATTGTAGATAAACAAATCTAGGAAGTTTTTATCGACTTCTCCTGCGATCTTGATAGTGACATCGTATAAATGCACACTTTCAGCAATGTATTGTTTGAGGCTTTTCATATCAATATTCCCGTATCTAATATTTATCATTTATCCGTCTTTTTCTCAAGAAGTGCTTTTAGTATCTCATTGCGATCTAATGACTTACCCTCACCCAATGGGGTATTTTGAACTTCTTCTTCTTTCTTGCTTTGTTTCTGATCTAGTGTTGCTTTTTTCAACTGTAGCTCAATCATTTTGAGCTTCTTGCTGACTTTAGCAGTTTTAGCTGTGATAGCATGTCCTAACATAGTACCCGCTACATTGAAGATTTCACTGCTAAAACGACTGTCAACTTGCATACCCAAATCCATAAGGTCTTTATAACTATTTTGGGCTAAGTTAGCAAGTTCGTCCATTTCAACATCCGCTGATTCAAGACCGCGAACTTGAGGCAATGCGTTTTCGATCTTTTCTAGATTATTCAGCGCCGTGACTGTGATTTCTTGTGTTTCCGGAGGCAGTTCTAACGGTTTCTCTTCTGTGTCAGTTGATTGTGATAATTCAAACAGTTCTTCAAGTTTTTTCGTCATACTGTTATTTAGATCCAAAAATGTATCTGTTCGTGAAATTATCAGGCAACTGTCTGTTTTTATAGTATTCAAAAACTTCAAAGTTGTGTTCACATATAGATTCGCACTGCTTCAATACACTAGTAAAGCTATCGATATCTAACTTATTCAACCTATCAACTTCCTGTATAATTGCTAGTCTACGTTCATTTTCATCTTGTATACTATCGTAACTCTCATCTATAATACCGTGAAATGTCCTAAAGCCGTTCTCACGCAGCATACCTAATATGTTGGGAATACCGTATACTAAAAATGGTTTTTTCAACAAAATCGGTTTATATGTTTTTTCTGTAAGTGATACTCCGTTGGACTGTTCTATAATATGTGTTTCTAAAACTATATTGATTGCTGCTTTTTGCATAAGTTTAGTAATTTGCGGATTGAATGGATCGTCAAAATTGATACTATAAAGATCGTTTTCAAACCAATTAGATATTGTAGTTTTATGATCTTCCATATAATCAGGAAGATTTTCTAGCATTTGTTCTAAACTTTTGGGGTCATCAATATCAGGATGTAAATTACTAAAAGTATAGGTAGTATTGGGTAAAATATCTCTTATAAGTAAATCTAAATATAAATTTCTTCTCCAATATGTATATCGCCTAGAAAAAATACTAAATCTTTTATCAACTTTGATAGATGTAAAATCAAAATTTTCAAAATTGATACGATAGTAGGGCCATAGTAACCACATCATACTACAAAGAATGTTGATATGTTCTAAGTGATTTTGTATAAAGATAGTTTTTAGTGGTTCTAACTGATTTTGATGCGCAATTATGACAAAGATTTTTTTAGGATCTATTTGAAATTGTTTTATTTTAGCCATCAATTTCTGTGAAAAATATTCAACATTTATTTTATGTTCGGTATGAAATATAATATTATTATTACCTAAAAAGGTAATAAAAAAATTATCGTTTAGTATATCAATATTATGTATATCGACAACAAATGAAACATTTTGTGATATTGTATTATTGAAAGTTTTTATATGTTCCCAAATAGATCCAATCGCACCATAAGAAAAAGTTTCTTTATCTAAGTTATACATTTGATTGTTATCAAAATACTGAATCATATAAATTTCATGTTTTTTATAAGAAAATTTTCACAAATAGGTTTATTTGCTTCTTCCAATAATAATCTATAATTATGTTCTATAACATCTTGACAATTTATAAGTAAGTCATTATATTCATTTTTAGGTAAATTATTTATTCTTTCTATTTCGTTTACAATTGCTCTAATTCTTTCATGTGTATCGAGTATATTATCATATGATTCATCTATATATGGTGAAAAAGTTTTATATCCACAATCACGTAGGTATTGTAAAAGATAAGGTTGCGAAATAATTATAAAAGGTTTTTTATATAAAATAGCTTTATATGTTTTTTCTGTTAGCACTGACCAATTTGCTTGAGAAAGCACTTCAGTTTCATGTGTTTCGTGAACGATATGTATATCGCTTGTATTATAATATGGACCAAAATCAGGAGAATAAAGGTGGTCATAATCCTGTACAGGGGAGCTAAAAGTATGCGGCATATTTTTTACCCATTCTTTTATTTTATCCTTATGCTGGATAAAATATTCAGGCAAATTATTTACATATTCTATCATATCAGCATATACATCTTCTTTGTAATTTTCCTGTCTATATCCACAAAAGGTATAATGAAAATTTTCTAATAAATTTTTTGCTATCAGTTCGCAAAAAACATGAAATCTTACATGCTCATATCTTCTTATAAAAAGACTAAATTTCTTTTTTGGAAGATCATTGTGAACAGATAAAAAATTGAATTTAGTTTGAAATTGTGAGGAAATAATATAATCATAAACTTCTTGTAACCATCGATCTGCATAACAGATGTTTATGTCCATTTGCAAACATTCTTTCAATATTTCAGCATCTTTTTTTGTTTGCACGAAATAGTAAACATTTTTGGGTAAAAAATTACATGATTTCAAAATAGGGTTCATGTATGCATTTATCCAAAATTTAGCATTTTTACTGTGTAAATTTTTATAACTAAAATCTAAAAGAATTTTCTTATTAGTTATTGACCTTAGTGCTTTAGCTTTTTCATTTTCATGATTTAACTGCATGTTTTGATCCATAAAAAGTTCAAACATGTAGTCTTGATATATTATCAATAAACAATCTTCTTGAAAATTGTCATGATCTATATCAAATACTTTGGAAGGTTTGCTGAAATCCCAAATTTTTTCTAATATTTTACTGTGGTAGTAATCGGGAAAATATCTTTTAGTTTGGTTAGCCCTATATAGATAGATGTTCATCGCGTATTTACGCTATCTTGATTTGGATTTATAAAATAAATCATCCTCTGTTATGACTCTAAACGTATATCCTTGCTGCTTACAATAAGCCATAGCTGCTGCCCATTTAGCGTGATTGAGTGCTACTACAGCCCTATCTTTAGCAGACATGACACGGCTTTCTATAAGGCTTTGTTTTTTGGGTTTTATCTCTACGATCTCTGCTTTCTTTCTGCCAAACTTATCCTCGTACATCACAAAAAAATCAGGTACATAATTTGTAGCTTTTCCTGTGAATGGATTTTTATATGGTATACTTATCGCTTCGCTAGCCCAATATATCACACTATCATGGCTATCGCAGAACATCATAAAGGTTAGTTCCCAACCACTTCGATATCTTGGACTATGTTTGCCTACATATTTGTGTGGATTTTTTGGTGTGAACTTACCTTGAGCCCAGTTGGCCATATCATAATACTACGTTACGTGCTACAGGTTGTATAGGTTTAGGAACTACAGCTATTCCATATAATGAAGATTTTGACTTGAAAGTGTTTAGATAATAACAAAAAACCTTGTTTAGTGATATTTTATCGTTTGCATCTTTTTTGAGCAAGTCTAAAAATTCCATTGGAGGTACACCTGCCTCTTGTGCTATTCTGAAAAACACAGCGGTATAATTTTCAGCAATACTTTCAGTTGAACATTGTTGTTTGAAATAACTAAGAACTAAGCTATATGCATTAGCAGGTATTACTAAATCTGTAGCATAAAACTCATCAAAGATTTTTACTGTTCTATCCATTGGATTTTCAGTAGTCACAAACAATGCCATATTAGCCCCCACCTGCTCGTCGTTCGCCTTGGTTACGCCCTGCATTAGATCCAGTAACTTGTACGCCTGCGTTCTTAGGTTCTCCTATTTGTTGAGGAGATTGTTTTGCACCTGTAGCAGGCGCGCCCGCAGTATTTAGTGCTTGAGGAGTACCACCTGTCGCAGGATACTGTGCTGGAACATTACGTGTCACGTTAGGATTATTGATCGCTGAAGACAATGCCTGTTGCAATTCTAGTTTTACATTTTGTTTCAAATTTTTGTCTTTGTTATTGTATGCAATTTGACCTAGTTTTAGTGCATTACCCAATACGTTTTCTCCACTAAGCATACCTTTTACTGCGCCACCTGCGCTATCTATGATACCGCCTGGACCTAAAATTTTACCGTTCGAGCCCAATGACTGTATAGGACTAGTTTCTTTATCATAAGTTGATTCTAATCCAAATCCTGTCACAATATCGCTTGGCTCACGACCGTCTAGTGAACCTTCATTGTAAACTACTGTTTCATAGTCTAATGTCATTTGATTTTTCATGACACCATTACCTTCATCATAGTTATATGTGTCATGGTTAAAACTTGTAATTGTAGGATTGACTAATACATATGCAGTCCAATTGTGCTGCCAGAAACCAAAAATTCTAATATCTTTGAAGAATGGAGGTTTGTTACCTGCTACATTTCCTGGAGCTGACGTTTCGCCTATATATCCCCAATCATCTTGTCCATTTATGCTTTTTTCGTAAATGTCTCTATAATCGTAATTTGCTAATGTGGGTTGCTGCGCAGCAGCGTTAGGATCTCTTGATCCTTGCTGTCCGCCTCTGTCACCTGCAAAAAATACGCCAGGCTTAGTAGCATCTTTATAATAATAAGTGTAATAAGCATACCACAACTTGTTTATCGTGTTTGCATTATCGTCATGAAATTCAATTTGAACTGGTTCGTAACGTACTTTTGTTTGAACAATACGCTTACGATTATATTGATTCATCTTGTGAGTGTCAAATTGATATGATGGTAGTTTGACACTACGTACTAGTATACCGAAATTATTTTGATCACCTGTAAAGACACCATCATTTAGTGTGAATACAGTGTGAAATAGAAACTTATGCTTAGGAGCGTTAGAATACTGAACGGGAGTAAAAATCTTACTCGCGTGTTTATAATCTTTAATAGTGGCGCTGCCGAATAATCCTGCGGCAGCGCCTTGTAGCAAGTCTTGGAAAAAGCCTGACATGCTTTATTTATTATGTACCAGAACCAATACCTGTTGCGATTTCGCCCTGTAGGATTCTGCCTATTGAAGCGCCAACGCCTGAGATCGGACCGTCTGGCTGACCTGGTGTTGCGTTCTGAATAGCATTATCATAAGCGATTGTTAGTGAAACAGTTACGGCTTCTGATGTACCATAGTTCAATGTGTTATAGTTGACCGTTTTCAAGAAGCAACCGTATAGTTCCCATGATTCAAGAACTACTGGAGCAGCAGTACCGTTACCACCGTCTAGTACTTGAACGTTTGTCTGGAACTTGTAGTCTTGACCAGTTGCTGCTGAAGCCTGTTCTACGAAATCTAATTGCTTCTGCAATTGTTGACCAACAGCCTTAGCGACTGAACCAGAAGCATCGTCACGAATGTTGACAGTCATATCTGCCCATGTGTGCTTACCAGCAATCTTGATTGTTGAGTTGTAGACTTGTAGTGGAATTTCAGCAAAACTTAAGTTTGGTCTTGAGCAGTCGATTACCTGCTTTGTTAAGCTCAACCCGCCATCAACATCAACACCGAAGTTCAAGAAGTTTACTCTGAAACGATATTGTAGTTTAGGCATCAATAGACCCTGATTGCCACCGGCATTATCAGATGCTACTGTCATGTTGAACAATGATTGTGAGGCTGTTGCCATTGTAATATCTCCTAATATACTTTATTTATTTACCATTTGAGAGCCTCTTGCGAGGCTCTCTTTTTATATCATCATAGCTCGCCAGTGTTCAAGATACGAACTGGGATGTAGATGAATTCAGCAGCCTTGACTGGCTCAACTGCTACGTCGATCCACAACTCATTACGATCTATTCTTGCTGGAGTGTTGTTGCTTTCGTCGCAGACTACCAAGTAGTCATATAGACCTCTCTTAGCAACAAGATCAACCATCAATGACTCTACTACACCTGAAATCTGTTGACGAGTTAGAGCATCGTTTGGTTCGAACACGAACGGACGACCTGCGATTGTCAACTGACGACGGATGTAAGCAACTAGTCTTGCTACGTTTGTACGATCCAATGCACTTTGACTATTGAATGATGTCTTGTTACCATAGTTCAACAAGCCGTTACCAGTGAAGAACACTAGCGGGTTGATGAAGTTGACGTATAGAACATCACGTATGCCAATTGGTGTCTTGATAGTCACGAACTCACCTGTGTCACGATCTAGATAACCAATGTTAGTTGCGTTATCGATCTGACCACGACGAGTACCTGCTGCTGCGAACCAAGGATATGCCAATGTGTCGTTACGTAAGAATGTACGCAACATCATATGACTTGGTGGGACAGCAACTAGATTACCATCTAGATCTGGAGCGATTCCACTTGGGTAGAACAAGCCAAGATAAGTGTCGCGTGTCACGCAACCATCTTCACCTGTGCTTGTTGCACCAGCAGCATTAGTTGCCCATGCTTGAATTGCTGTTGCTTGCATTGGAAGACCCATTGGAGTGTCACCTAAGATGTAACCAGTGTTGCCACGATCATTGTTTAGAACGACCATGTTTGGTTGCAATTCAGGATAGTTTGGTGTAGCCATTAGATTGAAGAAGTTATCTTCGTCACGAATTGCTACGTTAGTGTCAATAGTTGAGCGTAGTGCTTGTACAACCATTGCACGTTGTGCCTTACGACCCATATATGGACTGCCGTTTGATTGCAAGCCGCTTGCGCTTACCCATGCATCCTTCTGTGCTGGAAGTGTTTGACCTGGGAAGTTTGTGCCATTGAAATAATTGACACGGAACTGCTTGACGTTATATCCGCTTCTGCGTGTGTTGAACAACAACATACCAGTTGGATATAGTGCGTCATTTGGGCAATCTAGATCAACATAATCGCTTGACAACAATGACTTGATTGTTGGGATAGGATCATCTGCTGGGTTAGTTGTGCCGTTTGGTGCCCAACGTGCGTCAGCAAATACTACACCACTTGGATTTACTTGGTCAGTATTGTCAATCAATACCCATTGATCAACACCGTCGACACTCTGCCAACGATTGATTAGTGGATAATTTTCTAGATCGCTAGTGTCGATCCATAGATCGCCATATACAAGCACAGTACCATCACTTTGTAGTGTTGGTGCAGTTGCGCTAACGATTGGACCATTTGGATCAGTTGCGTTTACGATTGTTGGGCTAGGGAAACCATTGCTGTCGTATCCTTGCAATTTGTAACCCTGCCATGCACCGTTATAGTTTACCATGATGTCAACTTGGTCTACTGTATCATAGAACCAATTTGTGTTATTTGCTGGAATATCTACTGGTGCACCTTCATTTGCAGTATATGTCAATGGATACCAATTTGATAACTCTACGTTATAAGCGATACTTCCTGTACCAGATAATACAGCTAATCCTGATACCCCACCACCAGATACATCTGTTACAACTACAGTCAAATCATTTGCAGGAGAAGTTCCGCCTAAATTTGTGCCTGAGAAAGTAACTTCATCGCCTACAACAAATCCACTACCTGGAACAGCTATAGCTGTTACAAGGTAACTGCCATAACGTTTACTAACGTTTACACGGAAGGCTGATCCTACACCTGTGGTGCTTGATTGTAATATTGAACTATAACCAATTCCCGGTGCGATACCAAATTTACAACCATCTGTTACATTTACTTCAAAACCTGCATCTGCCATTAGATCGGTGGTTGTTGTAACTTGTATGATACCGCC